CTCTCTGCGTCGTTTTAAGAAAAACGACGAAAACGTATCCCATCTCGAAGCCAGTCCATACTTTTCAGAATGGGCTAGCGACTACGATGAGATGCACCGCTGGTTAAGCGGCCACCCATCTCTGAACGATCCGGCTTCGGAACCTGATCGGCGATCGACTGAGGTGGTTCGCATCTCGAGAGTTACCAAGAGATGTAAGCCACTTAGGAAGACCGCCGTTGAGGCCCTTGTCGAATCGAACCTGAGTCTGCGTATGTGTGGAACCTTCTGCGTCGGAAGACGCTGAAGATAAACACTTACACAAAGCAGCATATCCATCAATGTTATCCCGCTTGTATATCGGGAGTAACATGAAACCCCTAAGTTCGGGTCTCTGGAGATCATAGTTCCATCGCTGGAACGTAGTGAAATCCTGACGAGTATGCAGCCCTAGCACACTGCTATTCTTGCGAACAAGCGGAAGACGACTTCTTAATGTGTCTTCTGCGAGACGTACGAAAGCAGCGCTCAAAGTGTAGAGCCCTTTAAACCAAGCAAGGTTCGAGAGCTCCACATAATGGGCTATAGTACTAGGCTCAGTTTTAGAGAGTTTGCCTGGATGGTGTCGGACATATAGAGGGGTTATATCAACACCTCTAAAAGCATCGACGCCACAGCTTTCCTTAAAGTTGCCCTCAAGGAAAGATTTTCGAGTGTTGACCGTGAGGCCAGCACTCGTTATCCAGGCCACAACATCATGTGATCCATCAGAAGGGACAATGATATCGTCCCCATATACTCTGACGGATTGAGCAACGCGCTTCACATTTCCGTAAGAAGGCTTACGCCCTCTTAAGAGCGCCGAAATTGCTATAACAGCAAAGACGATGCTTTGAATCGGAAAGGTGGTAGCGTTACCCATACCGGCGTACTTTGCGATGGGTTTAGCAACTTGATCGCTAGAAACCAACGCAGAGCGACAATCGATTAACCCTTCAAGAAGAAGGGGCTTACTTCCAAAAACCAACTCAACTAACTTTTTAGAAAGTGAGTCGGAAGCGGAAGAAAGGTCGATGGTTGCCCAGAGACCGGTACGGGAGCCTTCCAAAGCAAGTTTTTGATTTTTGCTCTGGTCGGTTAATGCTAAGCACTGCCGCAATATCCCACATTTGCCAATTTCTTGGCGAAGGAAGGTATTGTACCCTTGCTGTTTGAATTGATTCAGCAATGGTTCGACAGTAATAGTGCGCCGAGAAGAAGAATTCTTCGGAACACTAATAAGCCTAGCAAAGTTGCTCAAAGGACCGCTAGGTAAGCTTTGAGAATGAAGCTCTGACTGATATAAGATACAGTCGTAGCCGAAGTTCTCAAGTTGGTCGAGATGACCAACTACTGAGTTCCACTTCTGGTTCCCAGTTAGCATCTCACTAACGGCACCGGGCCCGTGCTTGTAGAATAACTGACTTACATCAACTTGCTCGATGTTAGGCAGTATATATCTACTCACACGTTCAATGATGAAGAGTTGTCTTGCGTCGAAGTTAAACGGCGCATAACAAGCATCATCAACATTGAAGAACTTATCCTTAGCCATACGATCAAGAGTAATTTCCTGATCGTCACTGAGGGTAAGTTTCTTAAACATGAGCAATAACTCATACGTGGCTTTCACCACGGACAAGGACGGCTCGGGTTTAAGATGCCCAGTTAACGAGTCAAAGACCTCAGAGAGCATACCCTGTAGAAGTATGGGGATTGCTCTTCCCTTGAGCCTTTTAAAGCCCATGGGACAAGTGAATCGAGATGTCGATAGTCCTTCAACGAAGGCCTCGCAATATCTCGGTAAGGTGATAGTTAAGAAGCTATCACCCTCATCTTTGACTCTTTTCTCGATCGTTTCTAAATCACGATCGAGCCCTTTCACATCAGGCTCTAACCTCTTCAAGTCAACGAAGAGGCTTCGAAGGAGCGCTATTGGACTTTTCATGTTTGCCTCCTTGAGGTTAAACATTCCAAGTCACGTAGCCCGACCCTTGGGGACTGATCCACGCAAGCGATTAACTCGGAAGTAGGAAACGAACCAGCTCCTTAAAAGCTGGCAAGTCAAATACCACGAGGTACATAAGCACTATAAAGCTCAGCACCAACATCACGCAGGTCATAAATGGCCCACATAATGCGGTGCTGGCTCTATTGAAACGTTCCATGGTGACTCCTTACGGAGAAGCCACGGAACGGTCCATGCTTACGGCTTCTTCATGATTGATTTTGAAGAAGTTTCGCTGGCGTCACTTCGGTATCGAACACGTAGTCCCTCAACAGGGTAACCAATGCTATCATATCGGCATCGGTATAACCATATGAGGGGCGACTGATCGACATCGAGACCATAGCTGTTTGAGCAGTGGTCAAACCGCCGTAAGGATTAACAGCATCCACGCGCCGCGTCAGTCTGACGTAGTGCCTGTTGCCGTTCTTTCCTGGAGTATGTTTAATCAGGACGTAATAAGGATTACCTCCCGAATCAACAGCCTCCGAACCATAGCCATCAGAGCGTATTTTTGTAAATACGAGCTGGGGCGTTGGAGCTGCGGCGATAATAGTGATTGGATCGGGTAACATGACGACTCCTTGTGAGAATAGACGTAGACGGAAATGTCTACGTTTAGTTCACCGGCGCCAAGCAAGTAGAATGGCACCAATGATCGAGGCTTGATACGCCGACAATGTCGACGGATCTAGAGTAGATTTCACATCATAAGCATTGACAATATCCTTGCGGATTTGAGTATGATAATCCAGAAAGGAGGTGTGCACAAACGATTTGGTAATCGTTTGTAAAAGCGCACTACCAACTGGAGGAGCATACCTGTCAGTGCTATCAGTATGGGACCTACGTAGTGTCTCGACTCTCCCATGGGTAACACCCGTGAGAAAGCCCCAATTGTATAGGTCATCGGCTCTGTTAATTGTATCGATCAAATCGATATAATTTCCAAGGCCGGTAAACCAATCCAATAACCATGACCAAGGGACTAAGTTATAGAAGTCCGTTGCTGATGGAGACACTCCCAGTTTCTCTTTGAACAACCGTTCTTTGAGCGCTGGAATGCCTATGTGTGGGAAATCAAAAGTTGCATTTATTACTAAACGCAACTCATGTTTCCTAGCATGACGCGTAGTAGTCTCGTCAATAACTTCGGCGAGACCATTTAGCGTATTGGCAGAATCGTAAGTCCAAGAGGGAGTTGTCGTAACGACCCCTGGAATATTAGATAGGGATCGGAACGTTGTTGGCTTACCTCGGCGATTAAGAAGGTAGTTTACTTCCTTCGAAATCTCCGCAGGCTTCACCAACATTCCAATAAGGTCATTATAAAGCTGACGCCAACCAAACCAGTAGGATAAATATTCCTGCGGGATGTGCTTAGAGGAAGCGGCGGAATAGATAAGTCCGGCGATACCTTTAGGCAATTGGCTCAGACTCTGACTGAAGTCGACCAAGGAACCCCTTAGAGAAAGGAGGGACCTTGGAAGATCCTTCAATTCAGCGATGCTTCTAAATAAAGTCAAGCGCCGATTAGAAGGCACGGTACGAGCTAACATACGAGTTACGTTAGCAAGCATCACACCTTCAAGTTCGGAGAGCGAGGCTAAACGAAGGGCATCGAGATTGACCTTACTAAATATCGCGCCACTACCCGTCACGACGCCAAAGTGCGAGAGACTAGTCTTATTAGTATAAAGATTAGTGCATCCCGGAACAATGGTTTGTGAGAGGGTACGAACCGTGCGATACACCTGCTTAATGGGAGAGGCGAGGGTAAATTTGAAAAGCTCAAATTCACCAACGTCAGACCCAATAGGTCGAGTGCGTCGCGTCGTGTCCTTAATCGTGACATTCAGGGACGCCTGGGCTGTTAAGGCCCCGGTTACCAGAGTGTCACTTTTAGTAACGATCTGGGGTAATGCCTTACAAGGCGTTCCTCCTGCATAAGGAATCAGGAGGTCATCTTGTATTTTTCGGGCTTCTTTCCGTCTTAACGACAGAATCGAGTCAGAAGACATTATCCGTGTACGGTTGACAGGTGATATAACCGTTGGACCCAGCCTAAACTTCCAAAGGGGATCAAATGTTAGAACAAATGATCTCAAAAGGTTGTAAGGGAGGATCTTATAGGCTATATACTCTAACCTGTCAGAGCACGATACAGCACGTCGATAGCGGACCCTGAATAAATTTTCAGGATCGAGTATGTGAAGGAACTCTTGTTTAGAAAGTTCCTCACAAGTCGATGTCTGGTCCGGCATTGGCGTGTCTCCACTGATGTGAAAGGTAAAAGGTGTGTCTGTCTACTGTATGGACAGGTAACACCGTGCACCCCTTAACGGGGG